ACAAGCCCATGCACTTGACAAATACGAGAAGAAGATAGATTCTGATGCTGTGGTTGAAGAAGTAGAAGAAGGATTGCAACCCTTTGTAAGAGACATCAACCCGGAGGAACAAGATGGCAACGAAGAGAGTAAAGTTTCCGAGGAGACAAGCACTAAATAAGTCTGTCCCCAAGTATACTCCTTCGCCTTGGCAAGAAGCACTACACCGTAATCAGGCAAAACGTAAATGGGTCTGGGCTGGTCGTAGAGCAGGCAAAGGTAGAGCAGCCATTCAAGAAGCTATCTCCACTATCCTAGAAGCAAGCAAGACTAAGTTTATTGTCAAAGGTGAGGACGTCACCGACACCCTAGTTCCTGACATACACATCTGGACTGTTGCACCAACCAAGGCACAGATGAGACAGGTGTGGAATGAAATGAAAGCTTACATACCCAAGTACATGTGGAAAGGCTATGATGGCAGAGCTGGTGGTCGTGGTGGAGCGTGGCATGAAGATGAATTTTATGTAGAATTAGAAGTAAGAACCCCCAACGGGGGGTTTGCAGCCGATACTGTACGCAAGAGCGTACTTTGGGAACTACGGTCTGCAGACAATCCCGAAAGTTTGCAGACTGTAGGGCTAGACTTCTTACACATTGCAGAAGCACAAGATGTCAAGAAAGTAGCATGGGACAAGGTAGAGTGGGTAACAGAGTCACCCGGCAGAATGGGTAGAGTCTTTGCAGAAGGCATCCCCCCTATCGCAAGGTCACACTGGTTCTCAAGGCAGTTTATGTATGCAGAGAACAACCCGTCATTACAAAACCTTGCTGTGCGTGCAACAAGCTTTGACAACATGTATTTGACTGATTCGCAAAAAGACAACATACGCCAACAAAAAGAAACCACAGCAGAGTGGATATGGGAACGTATGGTAATGGCAAAGCAACCTGATGTCGGTGGTGGATTCTTCAGGAAGATAGAAGACGCTGCTGTTGGCATGGAGCTTGCAAGACCGATTGAAGGACATGCTTATGTAGCTGGTCTTGACCTTGGTAAACAGGTAGACCCGACTGTGCTAATAATCAAGAACAGGATAACTAGAGAAAGTGTGCACAGTATCGAAATGTTAAAAACAGACTGGGTGTTGCAGAAAGAAACTCTGCTTGCCGAGCTTGCACAATGGAACTGCGAGACTGTGATGATGGACTCATCAGGCATGGGTGGTGATGTATTATTTGACGAATTGCTGAACCTCGGTGTCCCTGTAGTTGGCAAGAAGTTTACGCCTCAAACCAAGTACCAGTTATTCTTGAACTATGCAGTCGCTTTACAAAATGGGACTGTGTCCTTTCCTCCAGAGTGGTCCAAATTGAGAAGTGAGTTAGATGCAATAGAGGTACAACAAGCTGGTCTTGGATATACCTTTAGGCACCCGAACTCTGCACATGATGACTGGGTGGATGCCGAGGTTTTAGCCCTCATGGCGTGTGACCCACCTGACGCTATGGATGATGAGTACGAGCCAGTGACCACAATAAGAACAGTTGAACCTTTGACGGAAAATAGTGTATCATACACGGGAGGACGCTTAATGCGTTGGAGGAGACAAAGAAAAGCAAAGCAGTTACAAGAACTGCGAAAGTTGACAGAGATTAGCACAAATCAGGAGTCACTCCTGCTTGACGCAATGGATTAAATGGTAAATAGTTACAGACCAACACAAATGGAATCAGACTCAGTAGCCGAAGAAACTATTGATTTACTATCTGCTCCACCACTAGATGAGCCTGCCCTTAGTGAGGCATGGGTCAAGACACAATTATCCAAAGGTGGTGCAGCATCTCTATTTGATAAATTTTATGACAACTGTGCAGAAGCAGACGAATTTTACCTTGGGGAGTTTGACTACTCCGTCCCTCTAGGGGGAACTAAAATAAACCTAGGTACTTTTCATAGTATAATAGAAACTTTGGTAGCTCATGCCTCCCCAAGATTTATGGACATTGATGTCCCTGCCCCAAGCCCAAGAGCAACTGCCAGAGCAGAACTAATTGAAAAGTTCTTAAATGGTGCACACCACATGCTAGAACAAAACACTCCTGTAAAGAGAGAGATTGTAAAACATCAAGGTCTTTACGGTGTGTCGCTAGTTAAGTTTGAGTTTGCAGGTAGCCAATGGGGCGAGATGCCAGAGCCACCAGAAGATGGTGTAGACATGGCAAGCTATGAGCAAAGAGTCAGAGAGATTTCAGAAAACAGAAAGTTTAAGTTTCCCATAATATCAGAAGTAGTAAACCCACAAGAGTGTGTGTGGGATACTGCAAGTACACATCCAAGGTGGATAATTAGAAACACAGAGATAGATTCAGAATGGGTAATGGCACATTTCCCAGACTTTGAAGGAGAGGTCATGGATGGCAAGTGTGACTTTGCAGAAGTATGGACATCTACACACGTAGGTTACATGGCTAACGGCAGGTGGGCACTTGAACCTAGAAGGCACGCATACGGCAGAATACCGTGGATTATCTTTCACCCACAAACAGGAATCAAAACAATCGGCAACAAACCTGAGCACTTGTACAGAGGTATAGGTTCAGGTAACTTTGGGATGATTAGAGCCGAGTCAAGACTAGCATCTCAGTATTTAGACATCGTGGGTAGAAACGCATGGTCATCACTAAACTTCCAAGGACCAAGAGGTATGACAGAAGAAGTGATGCAAGAGTTCTCACAAGAACCCGGTGCACGTAACTACGTGCCCCCTAACGTGCGTATTGAGCCACAGCAAACTGCAGAGGCACCACAATCTATATTGCAAGCGATGAACACATTAGAGAGAGCAATCGAAGCAAACACAGTGCCTGCAGTTGCCAGAGGAGAGAGACCATCTGGTGCAGCATCTGGATACCACACTGCTGTTCTTGCAGGTATAGCCAGCTTGAACTTTGGTGCGATTGTAGATGCAACAGAACGTGGCTTCCAAGAAGCTAACGAGATTATTTTAAGAATTGTTGAAGACGTAATTGGTGACACAGTTACAGTGTTTGGCATGACAGAAGCTGGCAGCACAGACGCCAAGATAAAGCCAAATGACATACGTGGGCACTATGTTAGTGCAGTTCGTCTAACATCAACAAGTCCTGAAGAACAAGAACGAAAACTGTCATTATGGAGAGATACTTGGAGAGCAGGATTTGTAGACTGGACTACTGCCCTACGAAAAGCTGGTGTGTCTAACCCACTAGAAGTTGTGGGTAACAGAATAGCTGAAGACTTCTTCAACTTGCCACAGATACAACAAGCCTTCTCTCAACTAGCAGCACAGAGTCTACCGATACTGCAGCAAGCTGTAGAGGCTGCATCCCAAGGTGCAGAGACTGGTATAGACGCAGGTGCAATAGCAGAAAATATTTTAAACTCACAAGGTGGCATGCAGTTGCCTAATGCAGGTAATTTTAGTGCAACCAATCAACCGGGTCCGGGTGGTCCACAACAAGGACCAGTAAGACCAGTGATACCCGGTAGTGTTGAGGAACAAAACTTAATTGGTAGGCAAATGACTAGCCCAAGAAGAGGACCACAGCCTACAGTTGGTGGAGAAGTGCCACCGGGTCTCGATAACATAGGAGCATAATGGCATACAGAGAAGATTCTAAAAAGTCAGTAAGAAACTTATCACCCATAGAAGCTGGGTTTGTAAGGTTCTTTGAGCTTATGGAGACATCATTTAAAAACGTAAACAGCAACTACAAAAACATTGAAGTACAGGAACCTAAACCTGTTCAAAGGAATCCACGGACTCCAGACAGAGATTTACCTAATCCGTTCCAAGGAGGATTCTAATGCCACATACACCGGGACATAGCCCTTTTGATATTTACGCCTTACGTGGTGAAGGTGGAGAACAAATAAGTTCAGCAGAAATAGAAGCAAGAAGAGCACGTGAGCAAGCAAGAACATTTCAAGCCCCACCTCCTCCACCCGGAATGGTTGACCCTAACCCTGCAGCTTCAGCAGCAGCTTTTTCAGCTCCATCATACCCATTTCCAGATAGTCCTAGTTCAATAGCAAATCCTAGTATGGCAGCAAGCACAATACCTGTAGATGTTTTTGCTAGAGAAGAAGAGGCTTTAAGCCAAAGGAGAATGGAAGAAGAAAGAAGGATTGAAGCTGAAAGAAGACTAAGAGAGCTTGAAGAAAGAATTAATCAGATGTCTGCTGGTGCTCAAATGGCACCATCTACAGGTGCTTTTGGTGCTGGCACACAGGTTAGCCCAGACCCAGAAGTAAGAAGAACAACTCCTAGATTATATGCAGGTTTAAATACTGCAGGATTCCAAATGGGTGGTGGGCAGTTTGGTGATTTTGCTCCTTTGCCAAGTGCACCTCAACAAGATACAGGTGCTTTGATTGACCCTATGGATATAGCAAGAAGAGATTTTGCAGAACCTGCAAGATTATATGTAGAGTCGGGTGGTGAGTTTAATTACCAGTTAATACAAGAAGCATTAAGAAACTTTGCTAACCAACCTGATGTTAATTTAGCACCAGACGCTTCATATTTACTGTCAAGAGTCGGCATTGATTCAAGATTTTTACTAGACGATTTGTTTAGAGAATTTAATAATGCAACTCAAGGACCTAATGCACGTATGAGCCCAGAAGAATTTTTATTTAGATTTACAGGGACAGGACCGGGCACAAAAGTTGGAGAAGCTTTAAACAAGCTTGCTTTAGCAGAAGGTAACCTATCAGCATTATTACCAGCAGACAGAGCAACTATAGAACAATATCAAGTTGCTAATGGAGCTATACCAAATGAAACATTAAGGCTCTACGGAATACCAACATCAACACCTCCAAGAGAAGTTGTTGGTGGTGGAGTAAGTAGCGAACAAGGTGTTGCAGGAGAGCAAGGAGCAGGAACTGGTGGAGGAGCTATGGGACCACCTCAAGCTGGAGGTGCTGGTCAAATAAATACTGAACCAATTACTCTTAACGCAGGTCAACAATCAGCAATATTCCAAGCAGGTTATGACGCTATTGAAGCATTAAGAGCTGGACAGACAGGTGTTAGATTGCCAGATGAAATATTCCAAATAGCAGCAAATGATGCAGCAACAGGTAAAACATATTCAACTGCTCAAAATATTATTGAGTCTTTTGATTTTGGTGTGACTCCTGAAGCAGATGTACAAGTTGCAAATATACAAGCTTCTACTGCAGCAAGAGAACTAGACTTGGCTGAGGACAGAGCGACAAGAGAGTTTCAAATTGCAAACAATCAGATATTAAATACTGCACGTCAAATTGACAATGAATTTAATATAGCTTTGGGTGACTTAGAATTAAGGCAGCTTGCACAAGCCCAGCAAAATCAAATACAACAATCAAGACTGGCTTTTGATGAAAGGAACGCAAGAGCTAATAGAGCCCTTGAAAGTGAACTAGCAGCAGCAAGCAATAGAACAAATATTGACATTGCTAATATACAATCTGAGGCTACAAGGTTTGTAGCTACAGAAAATGGACTGGCTGCTAGAGATGTAGCTTTGTTTAATAAAGCTAGTGCAACAGAAGTAGCAGAAATTACTGGACTTAGCAAAGCACAAGTTGCAAACATTCAAGGTCAATACAACAGGCAGGTTGCATCACTTACTGGTTTAAGTCAGCAAGAAGTTGCAAGGATACAGGGTGCAAACCAGTTAGCAGTTGAAAAAGAAAGATTAAGTTCACAAGAAACCATTTCAAACAATCAACTTGCTAATGCAATTAAACTTGCAGGAATAAACAACACAAGCACTCAAGCAATAGCAGCAGCTCAAAATGCTGCAGCTTTAGCAGTTGCAACTGCAAACAACACAAGTGCAGGCGAGATTGCTAAGTTACAAGGAGATGATGCTTTTAAACTTTCACAAATGCAAATAAGTGAACAATTTAAAGGTGAAGCTGAAATAGCAAAAGTGCAATCAGAATACCAAAAAGAACTTGCTAAGCTTACTGGTGCAACTGAAGAACAGATAGCAAGCATACAAGCACAATCTAATGAAGATATTAATAATGCAAGAATTGCTGGTGAAAAAGAAGCATACACTGCACAGCAAGCATTTCAATCACAAGAAGCTCAGGCTCAAAGAACTTTTGAAAGTGGTGAGGCTGGTGCACAAAGAACATTCCAACAACAACAAGCACAGCTAGACAGAGATGCACAAGCAGAGAATGTAAGACTACAATTCTTAAATGGGTTGCAACCAGCAGAATTTGCAGAACTTCAGAGAGATATTGCAAGAGGTGGATTGACTGTAGAACAATCAGAAAACCTTGCTGCACTTGTAGCTAGGGGTGGTTTAACTGCAGAAGAAAGATTAGCAGAAATGAATGCAGAAAGCAGGACTGACGAAATGAATACGTTGATATCTTTGCTATCTAATCCACAAGCACTTGGTGCATTTGTAACTGCAATATCTGGTGAGTTACCATTTGAGACTGTTCCTACTATGGGTCAGTTAGCAGAGATGACTCCTAATAGAATACAATACTTGCAAGGTGCATTGTCTGCACTTGGTATTGACCCAAGCACATTTGTAAGAATGGCACAGTCAGTTACGCCACAAGCATTTCAAGAATCAGGACCATTCAGTCAAATATCAGCAATGATAGCGTAGGGTAGTTATGGTAACACCTTTCGAGAGAAACAGAAGAAGAACAAGGACTAGAGGTACAACTGGAGTTCAAAAATCTGCTATGCCTTACGCAGCAGCATTATTAAACGAATACCAAGCTAAAGAGCCAATACCCTTTACAACAGTAGATAGCGTAAATGTAAATCAAGAAATACTGCAACAGAAAAGACAACAAGAAATTGAACAACAAAAACAAAAACTTAGAGGACCTTTTAGTGGGATAGCATCTTTAGCACCACAAGTAAACAGAGATAAAGGTTTTGGGTTTGGCACAGAAGATTATGCACTACCACTTACTGAACCTGCAAAAGGTGGTCCATGGAAATTTGTGCTTGAGAAAGCAATAGCACCAACATTGCAAAAATGGCAAGAAGTAACAGAATGGACTGCAGGAACTGTAGCAACTCCTTTTAGTACAGAATTACAAGCAGCAGCAAACGCTGGTATAAGTGCTGGTGAAAGATGGAGAAACCTTGACTTGCCTACAAAAAGAATTGGTAAGCCATCAGGAGAAGGTTTTGGATTTAACGTTGGTGTTAAGGGTGCAGTAGAAATGTTAGTTGACCCTATTGGCTGGGCAACTGCAGTTATACCTGTAGGTATAGTATTCAAACCTGCAGCGTACGCATCTAAGAGACTAGGTCAAGCTACAGCTAAAGTTACAAAATTACAGAGTATATCAGATAAAGGAGCAAAAGAGTTTGCTAAACGTGCTACAAAGTTTGACAAAGAAATTGCAACTGAAATGTCAAAGATAGAAAAAGATATTGCACAAGAACTTATTGAAAGGAACACTTTAGCAGGCAACGGATTTGGCAAACTAGAAGACACTACAACTATTATCCAACCTAAATCAGAAATGAACTTGTTGATGGATTACACAACAGTAATGGACAACAAACAGCAGCTTGGTTTCTTTGATGGTATATCTGCATACATAAATCAAAAAGCTACTGCAGGTGAAAAGAAAAAGGGTGGAGTGTTCTTTAGGATGCTAGACAACCCGATACAGAAATTTAGACCTAGTGTTGCAGCATTGCAAACTAAAGAAGGTCGTGCATTATATTATTTTAATCAATACAAAACAGCCATACCAACAGAAGCAAGATTGTTAAGAGACGAAATAATAGATTTTGATGAAGACACGCTATTTAATTTAAGAAAAGGTAAAGTTCAAAAAGTCTTACCCAATCAGGCTAAAGACCCAGAAGGTGTAGATTTACAAAGTTTCTACAGCACAATGAAATTTTACAAAGCACAGATTGCACGTGAAACAATACCGGTAAATATATTTAACGAACAGAAAGAAATAGCAATTAGCTCTCCTATGTACAAAATAATTAAAAACATTGAGGATGTAGCAGACATAACACCTGATACAAACATTATTGTGAATTACAATAACGGGGTAGCAAACATATCAAATAGACAAGGATTTCAACTTGGTACTTTTAATTTTAATTTTCTTGATGAAGTCCTAGGCAGCGAAGATACTATTATTTCTAAATTACAAAAAGGGTACAACATATCACAGAAAGAAGCTAAACGACTTAGAAAAAGTGTTCACAGTTCTATAAACCAAATGGTAAAAAAAGCTGACGCAGCAGGTGCAACAACAAATATTTACCAGAAAAACGTTGACAACGTTTACGACAACCTTAGTTTTGCTGGATTCACTTTTACTCCATCAGACACAATTATCTATAATATTGGCAAAGGGTCGCAGGTAGAAAGAAGAAAAAGAATCGGAAGTTTTATTGAAACATTAACAGAGGAAGTAGAACAAACTATTAAAACTCGTTCTGGTGTAGAAGTTAAAAACAGAAAAGTAATATTAAATGACTCCAGAGGACAACTGCAAAGAGCAAACAGAACATATAAAAACACAATAAGAGAATACCTAAATGATTTTAATAATCTTGATGACGCAGGAAAAATAGCATTAGACCCAAAAAGTATTGCAGGCAAAGGGGTATTAGCCACTGACGATTACACAAAACTTGTAAATGAAATACCAGATTTTAACAGTATTGAAGAGGCGTTGATTGGTTTAAGAAACCTAGACAACGGATTGTCTAAGGGGCAGTTAAGAGTAAATCTTAGAGCAGAAGATGCAACAGAGTCTTTATCAAGACTTATTGGTGAAGATGAGATGAAAGGTATAACAAGAGAGTTAAT